CTCGTCAATACGAACATAACCTTGATGACCCTTCATTGAGTCAATGTCATGTTGCAAGGTAAAACTTACTGTGTTACCAGACTGAAGACAGCGAAAAGTTGCCATTGATTAACTCCAAAACAAAGAAAGGGGGGACGAACCCCCCAATCTTTAAACTACAGCACGACCAATTACAAGTTGCATATTGGTTGAATCTAAGTTGATAGACCCTGCTGTGGGATTGTAGGTAACGATAGTCACTGTGTCAGCGGCTGAAACATAGGCACGGCGAACCAAGCCTGCTTCACTCACTTTGATTGACATACCAAGCACCATATCACCCAAAACAACGCCTGGAACAGTTACTGTGTCAGTAGCCGTAGCAGTAGTAGCGATTGAAGCGCTATCTAGCGTACAAGAAACATCCCAAGTATCTGAAAAAAGACCACGAAACTGGTCATTGCCCCTACGGGAAACAACTGCGGTTGCTGCTGCCATTTGATTTCTCCTAATTAGGTTAAAAAAGTCCCCCCACCACTAGGGCAGGGGGCGCAACTGCAATTAGGAAGGCACAACCAGAGCGAACATGGATGCGGCATTCGGATCAGTGCCAGTGGTAGAAGTGCGGAGAGCCTTCACACCATAGAGCGTGTCCGAAGTGAACAGCGTACCCAGGTACTCTTGTTTGTACTGAGTTTGTGAACGGATGCCCACTTGCTCAACCAAAACCATAGAGTCTTTGTGACCCATCAAGCAAACACGGGCGATTGCAGTGCCAGATGCGGGGAAAGTCGCAGTGGCAGATGCAGAGTCAGCGTTGCTAGAAGTGAACACGGGGATGCCGTACAGGTTGCCGATCTCACCATTGCGGATAGCGTTACCATCACCCACAAAGGCTTGCTCAGTGTAACGAGCCAAACCCATCAGCGTGTTACGGCTGGACGGGGGGATGATGAAGAAGCGACCATCCATAGGAGTGTCGTTGTCATCCAAACGCTGAATGGTGCGGCGAATTGCAGCATCAGTCAGAGCAGAGGCGTTACCAGTGTTGGTGTTAGCCGTATAGTCGAAGGCAGTCGTGCCATCGCCACCGATGTAGCCACCAGCATAACGAGCGTTGTCAGCAGTACCGCCGTTGGCAGAACGACCCAACTGGATCAAGTCAGTATCGACTTGTTTAGCCAGGGCATAACCAGCATCATTGGTGTAGAACTGACGCAAGCTGTTCAGGGCTTGAGCCTCAACAATGTCTTCAATCAAGCGGCTATATTCATAGTGCTTGTTGATCGACACTTGAACTTCAGTCTCAGTAGATGCAATCAGCGTCACTGCGGTAGAAGCGGCCTTGGCAGAAGCAGAACCACGATAAGGTGCAGGAATGTGAACAGTGTCACCTTTCTTGCCCTTGAAGTTCATCTTCATAACCAAATTTGCCAGCACCAAGTTTTTCTTGTATGCGGCAACAATTTCATCACTCCAAATTTCAGGAATGAATGTAGCGGCGGTAGTCGTGGTTACCGCAGGGGTAGGAAATGCCATGATGTTTCTCCTTAGAAACGAAAGTTAAGTTACTTGACCCGGCCTTCAGAATACGCTGCAAGAATTTCATCATTCAGTGCCTCGTATCTAGCTGGATCGGTCATCTTCAGCCGAATCAGGTCAGCCCGTCTGTAAACCCTCTTTGAACTCTCACCAGTTCCACCAACATCCACTTGTGCGGCCTTCATGCTCTGCTTCCTGGCGGTTTCACCCGCTTGCTCAGTCTGCTTTGACTTGACACCACGCAACTGCTTGTAAGTAGACAGCAACTCATTCGCACTATCGTAATCGAACTCACCATCAGCTTTTGCATACAGACCAAGGCGAATAGGCGAGGATTTCACCCAATTCACAAAGTCCTGATCTTGAGCAATCTGAGTGTAGTCAGGATGCTCTTGCCCTAGCTTTTGCTGAATCTGCATCCTTTTGAAATCTACCCCCGCTTGACGGGCGGCGAGAACATCGGGATGATTATCAATAGTCTTTTGAACTGCCTTCTGTGGATTTTCAAAGAAATCTACTTCAGGTTCTTCCTCTTTAATAGGTTGCTGTCGTGAACTGAGGTTCTGCTTAATGAGTTCATCAGCGAGTTTCCTTACCTCTCCCACTTCTTGCGCTTGCTTGCCAATTAGCTTTTCAGCCTCTTGGTGCATCCGAACAATGTCTTCCAAACTTTTGTCCCTGTATTTATCAGGGAGTCCAGGCGCTGTTGGCGCAATGGTGTTAGATAGCTTGGATTCTTCAGCTTCTAACTCACTTTTCATCTCAGGTTCGTTATCAATCAACATATTTTCCCTTTTCCTGCCGTTTCGGTTGTAGGAGAATCAACTCGACATTTCTGTTTAAGAGTTGGCTTTGCGTTCAGATTTTAGCTTATCAAGGTGGCTTTTCTCGAACTTTCCATGCGCTGATGGAAAAGAACCAGACCATCCCTCTAACCTAAATGCTGGCGCACTAAGAATGCGATTGGCTGTTTCACCGCATTCACACCTAAAACTCTGAGCCTCATAAACACAGAGTCTTTCGGTTTTATGCCCGTTTGCACAGGCAAATTCAAACATTCTTTTCATTTAGTTCCTCGTATGCTCTCTCGCTGACCTGTCGCAAGGTTTTCAGCCAAGTAAGTATAGAAAGTTCACCTTTTTTGAATTGTAGGCTTTGTTCATCAGGAATCACAGATATATTATTCAAGGATGCAATCATGGAGTCAATATCCTCCACCAAGTCTTTCCATCCATCACTTCCCATCATTGAGAAGCGATCTTCATAATACTTCTGGAGTTCAGGAGTCAATTTTTGCTTCCTCTTGTGGAATTTGTGGCTCTGCCTGTCCTTTGATCTTCATAACCAAAGGATATGCCCCCGTCTTGGTGGGCAAATCCCCAAGCACTTGGAGAATGGCATTTACTTCTTCAACAGTCAAAGTGAGTTTCAGTTCCAAGGCACACCTACTGCGGTTACGGGGTTTTTCTTCAATTCAATCTGAGCCTCTAAAGAAGCCTCTACAGCCTCTTTATCCACACCATTGGCCCAAATCCAGCCTAAGACAGTTTCTTTGGTCAGAGAGGCGTAGGGAATGGTTGCAGTGCCATCACTCCATGAGCAAGTACTGTAAGCAGATGCAGAGTAATCTCCATCTGTTGCAGTGGCTTGCCAATGAGCGCAAAAAACAAACCCATTAGATACCTCATAGTTTGTTTCTGAAACTGTCCAGTTATACGAGATTGACATAATTTTCCTTTCTAAGACTCCAAGGCAATGCAGATTGGTGAACAACTACTGCATCTCTTGAGCTAACCATTGGCACATCATCAATTCTTGCTTGCTTTGATTGGTTATATTTTGCTGATGTAACCATTAAATTCCACGGCACATGAAGACCGCAAGCGTTTTTAGCCTTCAAAGGCACGATGTGGTCAACATGAACTTTTGTTTGAAATGTTGAAGCCATATTTTTAACAGAAGCATAAATTGCTCTTATTTGATTTTGAATAACAACATCATCACGATAAACATTTGCTTGGTTGATTCGTTTATGTCTTACGCCATTGTTTTTAGCATTTGACTTTTGTCTTGATTCAACAGAACAAAATGCACAAGACCTATTGCAAGCATATCTTTTTGTATTTTCACATCTATAGCAGGGTGTACCTAAATAATACATATCACCATTTTTCTTTGCTGCTTCTTGTGCAATTCGTTCTGGTGAATTATCTGGTCTTTTAACACCTTGTCTAGATGCATACATACAGCATCTAGGATTTTTACCTTGTAAATGAACAATAGGCGAAACACTGTAATCACCATGCTCAGGACAAGTAACAACAATACTTGACAGTTTGCCTTGATAGACAACCTTGTCATAGCTAAATCTATCCCCATGAACCTTAATGGCCTTGGCAATAAATTGTTCAGTTGTTAATTTTTTCACAATTTTTAATGAGCAACTGTTACAAAACCATCTGAGGTTTTTCGGTCAAGTTGGGAAATGTTCCAAACGATTGTTGACATGGTTTACTCCTAAAAAGATTAGATGCCAGCGGTTGCAAGGCGTTTACGAAGGGATTGGATTTCAGCCCACATTACAGGGATAAGGGCAGAGGCATCCATTTGTTGATACACGGGCTTACCATCAGCGTCCACAGCATCCTTAACGCCAGTATGAGCGTAGTTGGGTGTTTCGTGAGCAAGGAACATTGGACGCTCTTGTGTTGCATCTTTCATCTTGCCCATGTAAACAGGAACAGAGTCAATCAGTGCGCCGCTATCAATAATGGGGCCGCTAATGTCTTTTGCTCTGTAATCTGATGTTTGGTTGTACATAACCAAACCACCTGCTCGGTTGTATGTGATTGAGCCTCGTTGTGATGGCGATGCTTCAGTCCAAAAAATAGCAAAACCATTGTCACCTGTTGTTGCAGAATTCCAGCACCCAATTAATTCACTTCCACTAGAAGAATTTTTAAGTACAGCGCCTCTTTGAGAGCCAGAACTTATTGAAAGTCTTTCACCACCAACAACACCACTCGTATCCCCCACCAGCAAGTTACCGCTGGAGTCGAGGCGCATACGCTCTGTTAATGCTCCCGTAGTAACGGTTCTGGTACTAAATGCCATGTAAGCGCCGTCAGCAGTAGTAGCACCAGCAAATGCGCCGCTAATACGAGCAAGACCATTGTTGCTTGATGTACCTGTAAACACCATTGCGGAGCCGACATCAGCACCAACTGCTTGTGAATTGTTTAGCCACTCAACTTCTTGTATTCCTGCGCCAGATGTAGAAGCGTGTAACTTCACAGAAGGATTGCTTAACCCAATACCCACATTGATTGTGCTTGCGGTGTATAGGCTTGTGCTGGTTAGGCGCAGTGCTTCTGTGCCGTTTTGATACCAAGCATGATAACCAGACGCTCCACCAAGATACAAATAAGCGTTTTGTGAATTTGTGTTGTCGTAAAGTAAAAAATTGGTTGTGGCAGATTGCCCACCCGCCAAAATAGAAAAATCACCCGGAAAACCTCCTGTGCGAATTAATCTTAATACCCCATTTGCACCAGAACCACCATTAATTGTTACCAATCCCGTCCCATCGTAAGTCAGCGCACTACCCGTAGTCAGCACATTTGAGCCATTGAGATAGGCCACACCATTGATTGTGCCGCTAGTCAGAATAGGATTCTGTGCAAGAGTTGCAACTTGACCAGTGCTAATGCTTACTGCCTGAGTGGTTCCATTGGTCTGAATAGCCAATGCCCCTGCACTTGCCACTGCACCAGAATTGAGGGAGACTTGTGTTGCCATGATTTACTTTCCTTTAAGGTGTTCCATTTGCAACTATGTTAGTTACAGATGTAATGACTCCAGTTGAAGACATTGATGCAATAGTCGTTGCCCCATACTTGAACAACAACTTTCCACCACTTTCTTCAATCGTGAAGTTTGTAGTCAAGAGTTTAGGGGTAGATGCCGCAGTTCCAGTGGTATTCTGGTTGAATGTGGGAAATGAGGTCAAAGATGCCGCTGATCCATTAGGAGCCAACACATCAGTACCAATCACCAAGCCAAGGTTAGTTCTTGCCCCAGAGGTAGTGGTTGCACCTGTACCACCATTCAAAACCGCAACAGTTCCCGTCACATTAGATGCTGTGCCAGTGGTGTTCTGATTAAAAGTCGGGAAAGAGGTCAGGTTTGCAGCCGAGCCACTTGGAGACAGAACATCTGTCCCTATTACCAACCCTAGATTGGTTCTGGCATCACCAGCAGTAGATGCGCCCGTACCACCATCAGCAACTGCTAAATCTGTGATACCTGTGATTGAGCCACCAGTGATAGTGACATTGCTTGCCGCTTGGGTAGCAATTGTTCCCAAACCACCAACATCAGCAGTGGTCAGAGTAATAGCACCAGTACGCCCTGCAACTGAAGTTACAAGGTCAGTGTTATCAACTTTCTCCCAAGCAGTACCATTAAAGATGGCCCAATCACCTTGAGTCCAAGTTGTAATGCCATTGAGATTGGTTGTTCCTGTAGTAGAAACAACATAGTAGTCTCCCTTTGTGCCAACACTAGAGACAAGGGTAGGTGTATTAGTTGATGCGTTCCAAGTGCCTTCATAGTTCACAAATCCAGCCATAGCTGTAATTTGAGACTGAAGACTTGTCAGAGTATCAAGTACAGACTGAGAAGTACCGCCACCATTGGTAATAACTTTGATGCGTTCAGCAACATCAAAAGGAACAACCTCACCAGCATTAATTTCACGACCATCATCAAGAGTGATAATGAGGCTGCCATCAAAATCAATACGAGCAGCGGCAACACCAGTGCCGTTAGAACCATCAACTCCATCACGCCCAGGAACACCATCTCGTCCTGCTGGCCCCGTTGCTCCTGCTGGCCCTTGCTTGCCATCTCGTCCATCTTTGCCATCTTTGCCATCCTGTCCATCTTGCACAGAGGCAACTTTGCTCTGAATCTCGCCATTCAACTGAGCAAACTTTTGCTCCATGTCTGACTTGATCTTCTTCAAGCCTTGGATAACAAGTTCAGCACCCTTGCCAATAGACTCGCTCTTGGCCTTGGCAATCTTCTCAGCGGCAGACTGTTGCAAAGCAGTAATGATCTCCATCTGCTGTTCAGCAGATATTCCATCAATTCCTAACTTACGCTCAAGATCAGCAATATCCATTATCTGAGTTCCTGAGAAAGACGATTGAGAAATTCATCTTCAACGCTCGACATTTTGCCCTTCTTGTCAGCCATTTGCAACTCGACAATCTTGGATTTATTCTTAATGTCAGCTTCTTTCAACATCAACTCAGCAATCTTAACTCGCTTATCAAACTCTTTAGAACCAGCATCATCTTGGTTTGGCAGGTTCTTGGTCATTGCCGCCATGTTTTTGGCCTGAATCTCTTGAGGCATCAACTGAGTCTCTACCTTCAATTTTTCAGCTTCTGCCCGATTCTGTTCGGCTTGGGTTGCATTCACAGCAATCTGAGCCTGTGCAGCTTGCATCGCCAACTGTTGTTGTACTTGAGCCATTTGCTCTGCTTGCGGGTTAGGTTGGCTCATCTTGTCCAACTGCTCCATCAGTTCATAGCGGTTGGTCAGTGAAGAATTAGCCAAAACACCTTTCAGAATCAGTGGCA